AGGCGGGGTTGGTAAGGATCTTGTGGATCTGGCCACGGGAGAGCGGGCCGCCGCCCTGAACGCGGCCCGAGGCAAAGAGGCGGAGCTTCGATCGCAGACCGAGGCCAGCCGCCGCCTTCTCGACATCGATCAGTCGGCCATGCTGGTCGTAGAGCTCGAAGAGCTTCCGGACCGTCTCGGCCTCGGTTGCGTTGACGACGAGCTCCCGGATATTGGGATCGGGATGCGGATCGTAGCCGAGGGGTGGCAGGCCCCCCATCCAGAGCCCCAACTTCTTCGAGGCCGCAATCTTGTCACGGATCCGCTCGGCGGTGACTTCGCGCTCGAACTGGGCAAAGGAGAGAAGGACGTTCAGTGTTAGCCGCCCCATGGAGGAGGCGGTGTTGAAGGCCTGGGTGACGGAGACGAAGGAGCAACCGGCCGCCTCGAAACGCTCGACGAGTTTTGCGAAGTCGGTGAGCGACCGGGTCAGCCGGTCGATCTTGTAGACCACGACCATCCGGATCCGTCCGGCGTCGATCTCTGAAAGAAGCCGCTCAAGGGCCGGGCGGTCGAGTGTACCACCCGAGACGCCGCCGTCGTCGAAGCGACCTCGCGCCAGGACCCATCCCTCGTGCTTCTGGCTGGCGATATAGGCCGCACAGGCCTCGTACTGGGCGTCGAGGGAGTTGAACCCCTGCTCAAGCCCCTCCTCGGAGGACTTGCGCGTATAGATCGCGCAGCGGATCTTCTCGGTCGCCATTATCGCTCCGAGAGCCCGAAGAACCGAGGGCCGGACCACCGCGCACCCGTGATGGCGCGGGCGACGGCAGAAAGCGACCGATGGGTCTTGCCGTTCCAGCGATACCCGGTCTCCGTGACCTCGACGACGTGGGTTGCGCCGTTCCACTCGCGCAGCAGCCGGCCGCCGGGTTCTAACCCACGGGCAGTGGCTCCGATTGACACATCGACCTGGCGTTCGAGGCCGGCCAGGAAGCCCCTTGGCAGTCCGCCGTCGCGCCGGGCCTGGACTTCGAAGGCAATGAAGCGTCGCAGAAAGGCGCGGCTCAGGCCCTTCGGGGCGGGTGTGCCAACGAGATTGTCCCAGGCGGCGAGGAGCGCCGCCCGGTCCATGGCCTCGATCTCGGCGACGGAGGGGTGCGGCATGCTTGCTCCGGCGCCGCGGTCAGGTGGTAGACGGGGCTCCCGCCTTCGGTCTTCGGCGCCGTCTTCTCGATCGTGTAGCCGGCTTTGCGAAGCGTGCTGAGAGCCGCGCGGACCGAATGGGGCTGCCAGCCCGTCGCGTCCTGAAGGGCTGCCAGGTTGGCGCCAGACTTCCGCGACAGGAGACGCTTCACGATGGCCGCCTTTGTCACGGCGGGTTTCTTCGAAGCAATTTGTGACATTGTCTTTTCCTCGGGTTTGCCGGGTCCGACGTTCTGCCGGCCCTACCGAGGCGTGCCCGGACCAGCCGGGCGTGGCGTGAGTGACGCTCTGTTCGGGGACGAAGTCCAGTCCCAATTGAGTACGCCATTGGAAAGACTCTTGGATTCCCGGGAGGAAGGGCGCGCGGGAAGCGGACCTTGAGGGCCTGAGGCGCATCTGTCAACCAAATCAATCAGTTAGCGTCTTTCTGTGCTTGTCCAGGCGCAATCGCTGTGGTACGAGTTCTCATTCCCGCTGGCAGGATGCCACAGCGGTTGATCACAAGTTCCGACGAGGGACACGGGTTTGATCGGCTGTCTGGCTCCTGTGAAATTTGCCAACGCCGTCCCAAGACCGGCCTTCCTCGGACCAACCCGAGGGAGGCACTGCATTGGCAAACAAGCCCCAAAGAACACCTGCGGAAGACGGGCAACCGGAAGACCCGAAAGACGGGGACGCCGAAACTGTCCCGGCCGCAGGTACCGGATCGATAGATCCAGCGACATCGCACTCAGGCGGCCAGAACGATCTCTTTCGGGAGATCTCCCTGGTCTGTATTGCGGTGCATTTGATCAATGCGGCCCCGCGCCGGATCCGACGAGCTCTTGAGAAACAGATCGCGGACGTCACTCGATCCATCGAAACCTACGGTTTCCGGATTCCCATCCTGGTGCGCACCACCGCCAATGGCGAGCGCCATCAAGTGGTAGACGGCCATGTACGTCTGGAGGCCGCGAAGCGTCTCGGCGCCGAGGCGATACAGTGCATCGTCGTCGACGATCTTCCGGACGTGCAGGTCCGCCGTCTGTCGCTTTCTCTGAACAAGCTCCAGGAGACCGGTGCCTGGGATGCAGATGCGGTGCGGCTCGAGATCAGCGAGTTGATCGAAATCACCGGTAATCTCGAGATTCCCGGCTTCAGGATGCCCGAGATCGAGGCGATCCGCTTCGGTCAGGAGAATGCTGAGGAGCCGGACCCGGCGGACGATCTCTCCGCGATGCCCAGGGAGCGCAGCGCAATCAGTCAATCCGGCGACCTCTGGATCCTCAGCGAGCATCGTCTCTTCTGCGGTTCGGCCCGGGACGCCGAAAGCATCAGTGCCATACTGGGCGGAGAGACTGCTGCGGCCTGCTTCACAGACCCACCCTACAACGTGAAGGTCAACGGACATGTCCGGTCCGAAGAGGGCGGCTACAGGGAGTTCGCGGAGGCCTCCGGAGAGATGAGCCCACCGGAGTTCACGGGGTTCCTGACGGAGACCCTCGGGGCGGTTGCTGCAAGCCTCAGGCCAGGCGGCATCGTCTTTGTCTGCATGGACTGGCGCCACATGGGGGAGATGAGCGAGGCACTGGACGCGCTCGGGCTTGATCTTCTGAACATCTGTATCTGGGTGAAGTCCAACCCGGGAATGGGGAGCCTGTATCGGAGCCAGTACGAACATGTGTTCGTTGCCCGGATGCCGGGCGGGTCGCATCAGAACAACGTGCAACTCGGTCGGCACGGTCGCAATCGCTCCAATGTCTGGCACTACGCAGGGGCTACGGGCGGGCGAGCCGATACTGATGACGACTTTGGCGCACACCCGACGGTCAAGCCGATCCGCATGGTGATGGATGCGCTTCTGGACGTGACGTCGCCGGGGGACCTGGTCCTCGATCCGTTCCTAGGCTCCGGCACGACGTTGCTTGCCGCCGAGCGGACCCGGCGACGCTGCGTCGGTGTCGAGACCGACCCCGTGTACGTCGATCTCACGATCCGGCGCTGGCAGGCGATGACCGGTGGGCAGGCCGTGCATGCTGATACCGGGCAGAGCTTCGACGCGTTGGAAGCCGCCGGCGCCCGGTGTGGCGATCCGGACGCCGCCGCCACGAAGATGGAGGACTTCTGATGGCCAATGAATCTGCAAACTTCGCGATTTTGGGGGCACCTGATGACCAAGAAACCGAAGAAAACGGGCGGCTACGACGTGGGGTATGGCAAGCCTCCGGAGCACTCGAAATGGAAGAAGGGGCAGTCCGGGAACCCGAGCGGCAAGAAGAAGAAGGAGGCGGACCTCTTGGACACGATAAAGAAGATCGCGTCCGAGGAGCTCATCGTTCACAAGCACGGTGTCCCGCACTCCATGACTTATCTGGAGGCTGCGGTCTACGCGCTCTTCGCCAAGGCCCAGAGCGGTCACCCGCAGGCGTTCAAGCTGCTCGCAGATTCGCTGGGCAAGGACACGGCCGAGGCGATAGCTCGCTCCACCTACGCGGTGACCGAGGGCGATCTGTCCGTCCTGAAGACATCTGCGGACATGATGGCCGTCATCGAACAGGCGGAGTTGGAGTTCGAGGCCCAGGCCGAGAGCGGCTCCCACGTCGAGGAGGACGATCATGCTGATGACGCCTCAGACATTTGAAGTACTCGTCACCCTCTACAGGTCCCAGCTCACGCCCTTCGTGCAACGCTCGCATGCCGAGCTTCGTCCGGGAAAACCGTTCCACGTCGGCCATCACATCCGGGCGATCTGCTACCAGTTGGAGCGGGTAGAGCGCGGCGAGGTAAGGAAGCTCATGATCCTGATGCCGCCCCGGCACGGCAAGTCTCATTGCGTCAGCACTGCCTTTCCCGTCTGGCTCATGGGCCGAGATCCGACGAAGCGGGTGGTGACGATCAGCTATGGCGCTAGCCTTGCCGAGCGGTTCAGCCGCGATAGCAGGCGCCTCATGGAGTCGCCATTCGTTAGGGCGTTCTTTCCCGACCTTGAAATCGACAGGAAGAAGGCGTCGGCAGAGGAACTCCTGACAACGCGTGGGGGTGGGCGCATTGCCACGTCGGTTGGTGGCCCCCTTACCGGGTCCGGGGGTGACATCCTCATTCTCGATGACCCGATCAAGGCCGATGACGTCAATTCTGCCGTGAAACGCGACCGAGTATGGGAATGGTACGGGGATTCTGCCCAATCACGCCTCGATCAACCTGAGAAGGGCGCCATCATTCTGGTGGCACAGCGGCTGCATCAGGACGATCTCCCTGGCCGACTGATGGCATCCGGGGAGTGGGAGGTCCTTGAGCTGCCGGCGATCGAGACCATCGAAAGGGATGTCCCGCTTGCCGATGGTTTGGCTTGGACACGCCGTCCCGGCGAGGTTCTCTTGCCGGAGCACATGGGACGTGCTGCGCTCGAGAGCATCAGGCACGAGCGCCCCGATGTCTTCGAGGCCCAGTACCAGCAGTCGCCCGTCCCGGCCGGTGGGTTCATCATTCGGCCAGAGTGGTTCGGCACCTACCACGGCAAGCCAAAGGCCAGTGCCTACGAAGCTATTCTGCAGAGTTGGGACACTGCGCATCTGCCCGGGGACTCGAACGACTATTCCGTCTGCACGACGTGGGGTCTCAGTGGCAACTACATCGATCTCCTCGACGTCTACCGCTCCCGCGTCGTCTACCCGGATCTCCTTGAGGCTGCGCTGAATCTGCGCGGAAAATGGAAGCCGCGGCTGATCGCGATCGAACTGGCGTCCAGCGGCCTCTCACTGTTTCCCGATCTGCGGCGTCACGGCGTCGAAGAGACTTTCGGGGTGAGTCCCGGTCAAGGTAAGGAGGCCCGG